CACGATTAATGAGAGCTCGGTTATATGAAGACCAATTGGTTGTGCGATAAATTTTTGGTGTCGACTTATTCATTTGAAAATTATATTGTGGAATAAGCCTTTAGAGATAGGTTTGTGCAACAAAGCCGTATATAACTAAAGTCCCCAAAGTTACCCTTCTATTCTGGATTACTAAAATCTTCGCAACTACTTTTGGTGAAACTGGCGGAGATAGTTTTTCAATGTCATTGAAACTTGGGTATTTAACTAGTACTTTTATTTTTGCTATAGTTTTTATTATCTTATTGATCTGTCAAATTAAGGTAAAAAGTTATAAACCATATTTATATTGGTTTACCATTATTGCGAGTACAACTGTTGGTACAACATTAGCAGACTTTGTCACTCGATCTTTAGGTATTGGTTATAGTGGAGGAAGTAGCTTACTCCTCGGCTTAGTCATCTTCTCATTATTGGGTTGGTATAAAGTTGAAGGTAGTGTCTCCCCTCATACCGTTAATAAACCCAAATCAGAAGTCTTTTATTGGTTAACAATTACCTTTAGTCAAACTTTAGGTACAGCTCTTGGTGACTGGTCAGCAGATACGATTGGATTAGGCTATAGTGGCGGGATTGCTCTTTTCTCAGCACTCATTTTATTGATGGTGTTTTTGTATAAATTCACTTCTGCTTCAAGAACATTTTTATTCTGGAGTACTTTTATTTTAACTCGTCCTTTGGGTGCTGTAGTTGGAGACTTTCTAGATAAGCCCCTTTCCGCTGGAGGTTTAGACTTAAGCCGTTTTGCAGCATCAGGAGTATTATTAGTTGCTATTTTAATATGTATTTATTTTAGTAAAAATAATCAGTTAGGTAATGTAAAAAATGCATAAATTGTAAAAGCCCTCCTCAGAGGGCTTTCACACAAATGCCTACATTTACATTGTTATTGATCGTATGAGCTGAGCATCCTGAAAATAGAATGCACAGCAATGTAATTGTTAAAGCTATCTTTGATCGTCTGCAATGAAAGACTTTCATATAACAATCCGATTTGCGATCCAGCCATAGAAAAACTGTTCCTGCTTTGGATTACGCTCACAGATTTCAATGTAGCGTTGCCCTTGCATAATATTGAGCACTCGCACCAGTACTTTCTCGCCTTCTTTCCCGCGTTTGGCCAGATAGGTTTTAAGCGCACCTAAAGTGTTAGAACCATACACACCATCCACGTCCAAATCTGCATACCCGGCTTTACCTTGATTGTTGAGCAAGTTTAGAGCACGTTGTAAAAGAGGTTTTGCAAAGCCGGTACCGCAATTCACACCAGTGTCTAGAAGCTCTTCAGCTACTGCAGAAGAAATGATATTCACCTGATCAAAACGTGGGGCTGTCCAATAGTTTTTGCGATAAATTGCTTTGGCCACTTCAAGAGGCAAATCTTTCATATTGTCCTTATAGCCGCTTGCACGTGCGACCGCTTCAGTAATACCGAACTTTATTGCACCGCCCCGATCAGCAGGATTATTTACATATCCACCTTCACGTTTAATTAACTCATCAAGATATTGTTCAATATTCATCTCAGTTTCCTTTAGATACAAAAAACCGCCCGAAGGCGGCATTAGCTGTTTTCAATGTCTTTTCTGGCTTTCTTAAACTCTTTAATCACTTCAACGATCGTTTTACCTTCCTGTTTATCTATAAAATTAAAGATCCAACGGACTAAAGCCCAACCGGGTAATCCACAAACAAAGAAGAATCCACCAAGTGCGATCATCCCCCATACATCAGTAACCCATTCATGAAGTCCCCACTTCACAATAATGAATGAACCGCCAGCAAGACTTGATACAACAGTACAGATCAAGCCTACAGCCCACTCTTGAGGTGAGCGCGGCATACGTGTCATTAATACAACTGCTGCAACCAAACCGACTGCTAAAGTCACCATGATTGCAATCCCATATTCGGCATCTTTTTTACTCGCATCCACAACTTGAATAGTTACCTTGACTGGTGTTGGATCTTCATCACCTTCACCCTCTCTTAACTTTTCAATCTCAAGCTGCTTTAACTCAAGATTTAATAACATCAGGTCATAACCCTGCATTTCTTCCCGAACCTGTTTAATAACCCCCTGCTTCATAAGCCTGTTGTTCTTCCAGTCTTCATAAATCTTCTGAAGCTCTTTAAGTCGGTAAGCTTTATTAGCTAAAGGGATGTCATAAACATTCTTTTTAAAGTCCTCTCGGGTTTTATGAAAAAGGTCTTTATATTTCTTACTTAAATTCTTTCCTGCCGCTTTTGTCGGGTCATAAAGTTGTACCTGTTTTCGATCAATCTCAATGTTAAATTCTTGCTTGACAGCATTAGCTACCTGTTGAGGGGTATCCATGCAGGCAAGCGCTTGAACAATAAATATTTTTACCTGTTCTTTAAGTGCAGCCATACCCCCACCTTTGTCTAGCTACGTCTAGCAAAGAAGGCAAAAAAAAGAGCCATTCGGCTCAGTTGATTACGCAGTTTCCGCAGCATTTTGAAATATCAAGATTTGAAACAAACGGCGGATTTTTTGCGACTTCAATAAGTCGCTTAACATTCTTACTTGGTCCCCACCGTTTAACCACGCCAACAAATTCTTCTACATCATGACCAGCTAAGTAATGCTTAGGCAGCCCCGTACTATCGCTATAAATGATTTCGCCGTCTTCATCCTTCATCACACCAATGTGATAAAGCTCATGTTCAAGCAAGTAACAGAACTCTGTATCGTTTGCACGCTCACAGAAAGATGCATCGACCGTTATTAAATATGTTGGTACAAAACCAAACCAGTCGCGCATCTGTTGCTCTTGTCTTGCTTTACGCCAACCACCGACGTTAAACATTACTTTCTCGCACTGGCCTAATACCATAGCTTGCTTGCTTTTATATGCAGAAGAAGCCCATGCAAATGCTAAAAATTCTTCATTGTCGTGAAGTAGCTCTGCAATATGGTCATGATCCGGGTTGTGAAGAGGTCCGCCAATCGTTAAGTAATTTGCAATAACCCATTTTTTTAAATCTGATGCAGGTATTAAACGAATTGCTTCCTCTTCTTCAGCTTGATCAATAAAATCAGTCGGTGGAAATGGTCTTATTTGCTCCATCTTCAATTCTCGCTAATTCACTTTTTATCCAGTTGATGACATATCCCGACAAAATAGAATCTGGATGAAAGCGCTCTATTTTGTAACCCATCTCTTCAGCATGATCATATCGATTAAGACTCCATGCTTTATTTGACAGCTTTCCACCACGCCCACCAGACCAGGGACCACCCTCAATTTCAATGAGCAAACGCAATTTCACTATATGAAAATCAAAGCGCCAGTGTTTGGTATGGATCGGCTGAAACTTACTTTCAAATCCAATCGCCAAATCCTCAAGCTCTTCCTTAAGTGTTGCCTCAGCCTCGAGATATTTTTGCTTCGCCTTAGGCAATGGCCGGCTTTTAGGTTTAATTTTAGGTTCTTTTTTCCGAGTAAGCCAAAAGTATTCTGTAGAATCCATTATTCTCACCCATAAAAAAACCGCCCTAAGGCGGTGGCTAAACTCACAGGCAATATAGTATTACTTCTTAAAAGTTGCCTTATAAAGCTTTGAATTAAAGTAATCCGTAATTTCTTTACCTTCGGTTTGAATTTTTTCCTCATTTAAAGGTAAAAAATCTAATTCAGATTTCAAGGTCATATACTCTGGAATAAACTTCTTTATAGGCGGAGGTGGTTTAGGTCCACCTTCTGTAATTTTTTCGATTAATCCAGCTAACCATAAAATATACTCACCTTCTGAATTATGAGGAGGAATCAAACTCACATCTATTTTTACTTTACATTCATCTAATGGTCTACTAAACAATTCAACAAAATCAATAAAATTATATTTTAATTTAAATTCTGTTCCCTCAATTTCTCTGCGTATACATGTCATAAGTAAGTTCATATTTTCAATACAGTCATGTGAAAACAATTCCTCATCTTTAATTTTGTTATAAATATTTTCCGCAAACATGAGATACTGTGGCATTTCAGCAGCTCCTCATTTTTATAAAGTATTTTTCTTAAGGTAATCCTATTATAACAATGTTGCAACAAGAAATTTTCCATTTTTAGTTTAAGGAAATTTTAAAAATTATAAAAACGATTATATTCAATAAATTAGTACGAATAAAAGCTATGGAAGTTTGATCTTTCTATTGAGCTTTAAAATGGATTATTGTGTTTAAATCATCAATTTAAAAAGCTTGCCTAGTAGGCAAGCTCCCCC